ATCGACCACTGCTTCTACGGTATCGTCGTTAATGATGCGAAACTCTTTGCCGTGAATCTTAATCCGAGTTCCAGAATATGCCCTAGTAATAACGAAGTCTCCTTCTTTACACCATGGTCCTGTTGGGAATCTATCCTTATCAGCATAAGCCATATCACCCACTTTAATAACAAACAAAACTACAGTTGAATGCTCTTCAATATTTCTTGTTCTGTCTGCTTTAATTATTCCGCTCTCATACTTTTCATCAACATTAGGCACAGCGCATAGTATGCGATAGCCTTTGACTTCGGGTAATTGAGTAGGTTTTTGTTCTTGTTTAGGTTCTTCAGTAGACACTGACCTTCCTTTAGTATCTACAATAGATTTATTTGGCGTAATGATTTCACTCATTGTCGTCCTCCATATTTTTTGCAAGGTCTGCTATGTGTCTTTGTGCAATCATGAGACCCCGAATAATGCCTGCACTGTTTTGATATTGAGCAAAATCTTTTGCTTGCCCATCACCTAAATTTTCTAAAATTATATTGCGTTCTTCTTCTAACTTTTCAGTTAAAAGTTTTAACGTTAAATCCATTTAATGCATCCCTTCTATAAAAAATTAAAATTAAAATTAACTCTTCTATTTGCATCAGTACATGATGTACTTCCATGTAACTCCGAAGAATCAAAAAACAACATTCTATTTGCAACTGATTTTATTTCTGTACCATCTTCTAAAACTGTAAACCCATTACAAGTATTTAAAGAATATACTGCTCCTTTGTGAGGAGTGTCTTGGTCTGTATGCATTTTATATCTATGTAATTCTTTAGTCTGAGGAAATAAATTAGCCTTACATCTAATTAAAGACATCATATCCATTCTAGGAAGAATAAATGTTTTAATTGCCTCAAACCAATTACTATGTACAGTACACATATCATAAAAATGGTGCTCAAAATAACAATCTGTATCGTCACTTAGCCCTGATACACTCTCTATAAAATACCAAGGGAACTCACCATCTTTAGTCAAAAATATATTTTGTATTGCTTTAAAATCTTCAGTAGGTAAAAAATTATCTACTATTTTATAATCACTCACTACTCGCCTTTCTTAAATCTTCTATCCTTTTCTTTTTGTACAACATCAACTCCAATTTTTGCCCCTTCCATAAGTTGCTCGGCTTGAAGTTTTTTATCGTCCGTTACTGCTTTTACTCCTAAAGTAGCACCAGCAATTCTTTCTTGTGAATCAATTCTAAATCTGTCTAGTTCAAGTCTGGCTTTTTCAAGTTCGGTATCAGCTTGCATTTTTTGAGCTTTAGCTTGAGCTTCCATTTCTTTAATAGCTAATTCACGTTGTTGTATTTGTGTAAGTGGGTCTTGTGCAACTTGAGCAGCTTCTTGTTGAGCTACTTCAGTTTGGTTTTTCTGTAATAGTTGTGCAGAAGCACGAGCTACTAGTCTTGATACTTCTAATTCTGCATCTTCAGGAAGTACTTCGTTTGGTTTAGGTAATGGTACACCTAATTGTTCTTCGACTTGTTTTCTATATTCAAATGCTAAATGCTCTGCAATATGTGCTTCTAATGCAGACTGAACTACACCAGCATTAGGACTTTGACCTACTAACTGTCTAATTTTAGGGTCATTCATAAAGTTCATATGTACATCTAAATGAGCTTGGTGGTCCTGATATAAGAATGCTTTGACAGGCTTACCATTTAATATATTCATGTTTTCTGATATTGGGTCAACTGGAGTGACTTCATCAGGATTAGGTATTAACTTATCTGTATTTTTAACCCCTAGAATATCTAGCATTTGACGGTTTAATTCAACCATATCATAAATATCTGGATTAGCTTGTGCCATTTGCATGACTGCTTGATACTGAACAACTTTTTGTGACATCGTTGCAGCATTAGGGTCAGATACAGGAATAACTTCTACCATATCATAATCAGACTGTTTAACACTTCTATTACCTTCGTCTGGGTCATATGAATAATCAGTAGGAGTATAATCCTTAATAATACCTTTAAGAAGTTTGAATTCTTGTTTCATTGCATAGTGAATACGAGCTTGAACAGCTGACATCACTTTGAGTGTTCTTTCAAGAATAGCTAATGTAGTACCTACAGGAGCGTTGGCTGACATATCTGATACTTTTAAATCTGCAGCAGAAGCAAATCGTCTACCTTCTTCAATGATTTGATTCATTAACTGATTGAGAACCTGTGATGGTTCTTTATAAGGCAGAGGTAATATATTATCTCTGATTGTGCCTGATGGTACATCTACATCACGGAATTCAGCTGGAGCGATTGGTGTTTCATCTCCTTTAATTCTAAGTCCTCGTGTTTTAAATCCACCTGGTAAATTTGATAATGTTCCTGCATCAACTAATTGACGTAATAACATAGTGCCTGATTTTGCAAAAGCGCCAATTAAATGAATTAAACCAAAACAGTAAAAACCAAACCCTGGTACATATCCATAATGTACAAAGTGCTGACGTTTTTGTTTATTTTTATCGTCGGGGTTCCAGTTACGTCTAATAGATAAGATAGTTTGCGTTGAGCGTTCAATGGTTACAACATATGGTAGTGCTATACCTGTTTGTTCTCCATCTTGCTCATCTTCGTAACCTTCTAAATCAAGGTCAACGTGCATCTCTAATATCTTAAATCGGTTGTCTGTTGTTGCATTGAATCCCATCTTCTCTGCAATTTTCTTTTCAACTTCTTCTAAGTCATGTGAGGGTTCGCCTAAGTCTACATCGCGATAAAATCCTGCTACTTGTAATTTACGTAACTCATTTTGTGTTTTTCGCATAACATGAGTCACACGTTCTGCTGACTCTAAATCTGAAGCACCATAAGGTACAACTAAATCTTCAGCAGGAATATACATAGAAACCTGACGGTCTAATGAAGGGTCAAAATAAACTTTTTTAAATGCATTACCGGCTAATCCTAAACCCCATAACATTCTTTCGTGTTCAGGTCTATACTCAGTCATAACATCAGTTAACTGATAGTTCATATCTTCTTTTACTCTATCAGCAGCTTCTTCTTTTTCTTTGGTTACTTTTCCAACGATTTGAGTTTTAACAGGACCAGAAGCAGGAAATGTTTCAGTCATTGTTTCTGCTTGGAACTTAACAAGAGTTTCTGTCATTAAGGGGTGAAATACATTACATGCGCCTTCCCACGGCTCACTTCTATCTTCAATTTTAAGACCTAATAGTTCTAATCCATCAACATAAGTATCTAACCAATCACGTCTAGCAGATAAGTCTCCTTCGTAATCTTCTAATAAATCACTAGCTAAATTTTGAAGGGAATCTTCATCTATCTCTTCGGCAAGATTGGCATTGAATTCATCATCTTCCATTTCATCTTTATCAAATTCAATTTCTAAACCACCCGCTCTGATTGTTACTTCTTCTGGGTCTTCAATTTCAATTTCAACATCAGGCTCCATGTTAGCCACTTTTGCCATCATATCATCTATGCCTTGTGGAGCTTGTGATATTCCCTTATCTATGTCATTTACTGCCATAATGATTAGCCTCTATTAATAATTTTATCAAAGTAATGTTTTTGGTTATCCCCAAGTAACTTAACATAATTCAAATGCATTAGTTTAACCGTACCGCCACCTATGTACTCATTAGTCCAATGTTCTACTTCGTTCCCTTTATATATAATACCTTGTCCTTGTTTTAATTTATGGGTTTCTTCTTCACCTTTTAGGTTCTTAAATTTAAATTCCCAATCCCACCAATCAGAACCAATACATAATAGCACTGTAATCTCGCTTGCCTCATCTAATTTATGAGGTTTAACAATACTCTTCTCGCCCCAAGCTTTATATAAACTATAAGTTGGTACCACAGGGTCTTGTAAAAAAGAAGATACTTGTGGAGTTAAAGCGGTGTGCATTCCTACTGTATATTTTTCATTATATTTATAATTACTAGTGCCTTCTTTTATAAAGCCTTTATTTGTAAGTTTATCATTACTCTCATAATACCCCATAAGTTGTGCGGCTTCATTTACAGTAATAAAAGAATCAATCTTAACTATTCCATTTTCATTAAACGTTTCTCTATGTGTCATGCTGCTATCCCTTCTTATTAATTTTTTTATCTGTATTATACCTAAGTTGACTAATATTAATAGTAATAGGTTTGTAAATCTTACTATTTTATATGCTTTCCATACAAGTTTCCATGTATTATTTACTATTTTATAAAGCATAGAGTCTTTTTTGACTATGTCCACGAAATCCAGGAATATCATCTTCTTCGTCACTAGGGAGTCTAATAAAACCACCTTGCCTAAACCGAGCAAGTGCTAATGTAGTCGCATCCACCAAGTCATCATTAGCTCCTGAAGGAAAATCATTACACTCTTCTATGACTTCATGAGCCCATCTTCTATCCGGAGCCCATACTATTCCTGAACTAAATAAATCTGATACAGCATTAACTCGACTGATTTTATCTTGGCCTTTTCCTGGAGTGAATTCTCCAACGGGAATACCCATCCGTCTGAACTCTTGGTAAAGTGCAGCCCCATTAGATTTTTTCTCCACAACAAAAGAATCGGGTTCCCACTCTTTATATTCGTCTATGCAAAGCTGCTTTAGCTCAGGGAATTCCAAACGTTTTTTTATTGCGTTCAATAATATTATATTATAATTATTGGTTTCTTCGTTAAAAAATACACCCCAAGTAGTAAGTGCATTATAGTCAGCTCTATTATTTGCCTCTTGTGCAGCATCTAGCGTCATTATGGTAAACTCACAAGAAGGAGGATTTTCCTCTTCCCATATATTCCACCACTCTCTTTTAATTAATGCGCCTTCTTCAGATACAGGGTTTTGTAAATACTGAGCATTCCAGTAACGAATGTCTAATGCAGCTCGTCTAGACCTTAATTCTTCTAGTGACCAAAACTCGGGCCATAGTGGAACTTCTTGTCCCTCTTTATCTTCTAATATTGCTGGAAATTCGACCACCTCCCAATTATCGACTTCATCGTTCTTTACCATCTGATTTACAATCTGTCCTGTCAGGTCAAGCTTAGACCATCGAGTCATAACGACGATGATGGCGCCTCCAGGCATAAGCCGTTGTAAGGGACCTGATTGAAACCATTCCCATGCGGGGAGGAATACATCTGCTTTTCCGAGTTTTGCATCTTGTTCTGAGTGAGGGTCATCGATGATAAAGAGGTCAGCCCCACGTCCAGCAAGAGCGCCGCCGACACCAATGGCAAAATACTCACCATTATAGTTAGTACCCCAACGAGAAGCTGACTTCGAATCTGCTTGAAGTTCCACTTGTGGAAACACATCTTTGTACGCGTCGCTACCCACGAGGTTACGCACTCGACGACCAAAGTTAACAGCAAGGTCAGCAGTGTGAGATGCCATAATAACTTTTTTATGGGGATGGTTACCCAAGAACCACGCTGGAGCCAAGTAGGAGATAAGTTCACTTTTACCGTGTCGAGGTGCAATGTTGACAATAATCCTTTTCTTTTTGCCACTAGTAATATCTTCAAAGAGTTTAGCAAGTCGCGCATGATGAGCTCCTACTTTATAGTCTGGGTAGACGTGTTTAATAAAATCTAAAAAATGTTTTTTGCCTCTAGTCTGAGTAATTTCTTTTTTATACTCTGTTAATAGTTTTAATTTCTCTTGTCTTTCTCTTTCAGACAGATATGGAAGGGCTTTTTCTAATAAATCTAAATCTTCTTGGCTAATCATTATTATCTTCTTCTATAGATAATACTTCACCTTCAACTACTTTACCTTTTAGTTCTTCAATCGCTTTTTTTAGTTCTTCTTCTAGTTCTTTACCTGATTTAGTAGTGTGTATTACTTCAGTCGTACGTCTGAATGCATCAACACCATCTATATCACCTAGCTTTGATAAAGCATTAATTCTATCTTTCTCTAATTTAGCTGTTGCAGCTATCTGAACAAGGTTATTTACTATAAAAGTCTTATAATCTGCAAGTTTTTTTACTAGTGCACAGTCTGTTTGGGCTACTAATCCAGCTAAATATGCCATAGTTTCGTTAGGATAATTACCGAATTCTAGTCTATTTTCAGGATTATTTATCATTTCATCAGCTAATTTTCTAGCGTCCTGTTTATTTTTCTCATTAGGTTCTATATTTTGACCAGTAATATCAGATATAAGCTTAATTGTGTTAGCTCTCATTTCTAGTTCTTCTTCATTAGAGAGTTCAGGTAATGCTTCAATAGCATTTTTAGGTAATGGTATATTTTCCTCTATAGGAGGGATTACTACGTTAGGGTTTTGTTCTTCTGTTTGCATGTGTCGCTGTTTACACCTTTGAAATTGCAGCTAATAAA